TTTTGGAACAAAGATCAGGGTGTCGTTCGTGGGGGTTACCTCATACATGGCTTTGGAGCCATAGGGTACAGCGGTCAGCTTTTGAGCCATGGTACCGAGTACCATGGCAAAGCTAAAAATCATGAGTAAAACTATCCGTTTCATAAAAATTTCTTTAAGATGTTTAACAGTGGGAATTACTGGCGACCGTCATAGATAGACACCTGCTCGCCCCAGGCGATCTCGGTATCGGCAGTCATCAGCATTTTGAAGAAATAACGCTCACCGGCGTTGGTCAGCTTATCAATTTTGATCGTGCTGTAGTCGTTGGCCAGGTTACACCCTGCCCAAAGGTTGGTATCCATACCGTTACCGGTGATGGTGCAAACGATTACGTTTTCAGGCCACTCGGACAAAACCTCGATTGGCATGCCTTTGATGGCTTTCGCCGTTGCGTTAGTCCAATCCGGGCCTTTTACGCTCAATGCTGTCATGGCTGCATCGTACTTTTCGTAGTCCTCGGAGCTCATGAGCATTTTGGCTTTTGCGCGATACTTCTTAGGAAGCAATAGGCGGGCGGCGTTCATCTTTTCGATGATATTCGCAGCGGTCAAAGCCACAGCATCTGCAATTTCATTGCGTTCTTCGTCGTGAAGAATTGAATACAGAAGGCCGTTGAAGAGTTGATTATCTTCCTCTCCAAATTCACCATTGATAAAATGATAGCCCAATTCAAAGTCGACAGCTGCGGCCATCTCGCCCAGCATGATGTTCTGAACCGTAACAGGAAGTTCAGCAAACACAAGATCCCCCTTGGTTTGGAACGGCCTCCAGATGTTTTCAAACGCGCGTGGATTGAAAGTGGTAAATGCCATGAACTCTTTAGGCTCAAGGTATTTCTCGCTGTAGGTAAAGTCACCTTTACCGTCCTCGTTGGTCGGCTGCTCTTTGCGCTTTTGAAGCATTTCGCCGGTCTTAAGACGCGGCAGGGTGAACTTCTTGGATACACCGGGAACTAGGCGGATCAAGCCGCGTTCAACCAGTTCGTTGGTAGTTGTTGCCCTTACGAGCAATTGCTCCAACACTTCGCCTGAATAGGCGCTTCCTGTGATAATGATTTCTGACATGTCTTATTTCCTTTTAAGATTTTCGTTGATTTCCTTCATCCTGGCGTCGAAAGCACTGAGCTTAATTTCACCTTTGCCATCATCTCCGAGTTTTTGAACTCCGGACATACCGTCAAGGATTTTTTTGGTACGGTCGAAATCCACCTCGGCAAGGGCCAGATAGTCCTCTTTTTCGCTTGCGGTAATTTTTTTACCGGCAATAGCCTCATCAACCAGCTTGATGCGGGTTGCTTCAAGGGCTGCCTTATCAGCATCCTGGAATGTTTTCAACTCACCCTCGAGGCGGGTTTTGTCGCCCGATAGAGTGGTCACTTGTCCCTGCAATTCGGCAACTTTTGTGGCGTTGGCCACTGAGTTCTGAACCGCCAACAAGATTTCAGCTTCTGAAGCACTGTCCTGAAGCTTAAATAGCTGCGCTATCTGATCTTTTAGATTCATACTGTTATTTTGAGAATTAATGTCCCGGAGTAATGGTAACAGGTGGTTTCCCTCCCTGTCCGAAAGGTTGATGTCCGCACCGAATTCATCCTGCAAGCGCAGGGCATTGCGGTTTGAACCGATATCGACCAGCGAAACTTCCATAAGCAGGCATTGGACAATTGTAGGGCGGGTTTGCCCTTTGACCAACATCGCGGTGTCGTCGCTGGTAGTAATGGCCCGGAGTCCTGGGCTCACCATATTGATAATGCCTTTCTCCACCTTTTTCATCAGAGAAAGAGCGAACTCATCGTCCTCATCAAATTCGAGGTCGGCAATCAACTTCTTGCCATCCCGGCGCAGGTTGACCCATTTACCAATTGGAAGCGGCTCGCGGTTTTTGTCCCAACCATAAGGGCGGCTGTGTACCCATAAGGCGATTGGGTTCTTTTCAAAGAGTGTGGTGTCAATGCCATCGGTCAGAACCCTGAAGCCGTAGCTGTTTAAAGACTCGTCTGAAAGAACAAATGTGAAAATCTTAGCCATGCAATTCGAGTTAAATTTTGTTGCCTTCGCGCTGTTTAAGACTTCAAAATTCAAACGAAAAAACACGCCTAACAAGCAAAGTTGCAACACTTTCAAATAAAAATGCAACACTTCCAAATTGAGTTCATAACCCGGTTTCAGATTGTGAAATTTGCTGTTTTAATACCTCACACAGTTATCACAATGGCAAAGGAACGCGAACGGAAAACGGCACATATTCTGTATGTCCAGCAAAAGAAATCAGCCTCTGAAGTGGCCAATCTGGTAGGTGTGAGTGAACAAACCCTTAGTGCGTGGGTGACAAAATACCACTGGAAAACCGAGCGGGATGCCCGGAATACCTCACCTTACCGCCGGATCGAAAACCTAGAAAGCATTATCTCCGGGCTGGCCGATGAAAGGATAGAGCTGAGCCGCCGCCAGGCAGAAAGCGAAAAGGCCGGTAACAGAGAGGAAGTCGATGAAATACGCAAGCAAATCAGCAAGCTCGACGATGCAGTGTCGAAATGGAATAAAACCCTGAGGGATATCAACAAAGAAGCACGAATTCCACTATCTACCTATCTGGAGGTCATGCAAACCATTTTCGATGCTATGCAGGCTTACGACCCTAAGTTGTACATGCAAACGCTCGATTTTCAGGAGAACCACATCCATACCGTTTCACTTAAACTGAGCATGTAATGCGCAATGATGACCGCAAAGCCCAGGAACATTATTTAAAGCGGCTACAGCAGATCAAAAATGGCGCTCAGGTTGCCAACCCTTTTGAAACCCAGGAGGAGAGGCAGGCAATTATTGATCGGGCAAAAAAAGACCCGGCTTTTCTGTGTGAGTATTTCTTCCCGCACTATGCCACTGCCAAGGCCTCAAAGTTTCAAATCCGGCTCGCAAAAGCGGTATTGAAGAATAAGAAGATCCGGCGACTGGTTCGCTGGGGTCGTGGGCTGGCTAAATCCGTCTGGTGCGACGTTATTATACCCGTGTTCCTGTGGATCAATGATGAATCCGTTTATATGGTCATTGTGGCAAACAACCTGGACAAAGCCGAAATTCTGCTGGCAGATATTCAGGCCGAGTTCGAAAGCAATCCCAGGTTAATCAGATATTTCGGTGACCAGGTACTACAAGGCAGCTGGGCCGATGGCGACTTTCGCACAAAGGATGGCCGGTTCATCGGCAAAAGCCTGGGCATGGGACAGAGCCCGCGTGGGTTAAGGATTGCCGCTCAGCGTCCAAATTACATTGTTTGCGATGATTTGGAGGATAAAGACACGGTTAAAAATCCGAAGCGTCAGGACGAGGTAGTTACATGGATCGAGGGCGATTTATTGAAAACGATGGACGGCGAAACCCGCCGGTACCTGCATCCAAACAATGACCCCTGGCCGCGCTCAATACAAAACCAATTAGAAAAGAAGCATCCCAATTGGGAGCTTGACGAAGTTTGCGCCTATGACGAAACAACCTTTGAGCCTGCATGGCCAGAAAAGTATAATGCCAGCTACTACCGTGAAATTGAAACAGAGGATGGTTCCCTTTCATCCCAGGCCGAGTACAATCACAAAAAGCTGGTAAAGGGCAAGGTTTTCACCGAAGAGCTGATCCAGTGGGCCAAACGCCCGCACCTGGATCATTTCAAGCATATAGTAGGGTTTTGGGACGTGGCCTATTCCGGGGCAAACGACTACAACGCAGTCAAAGTTTGGGGACTGCATGGTTTTAACTTCTGGAATTTGAAGGCATTTGTTCGCCAATGTAAAATGATTGACGCCATTCGCTTCATGTATGCCTATGAGGCCATTCTACCGAAAACGGTCACGATACATTGGAGAGTGGAGGAGCAATTTTGGAACGATCCGCTCAGGGACGCTTTGAAAGAGGCCGAGCGGGAATTTAAACGGCCCCTAAACATTGTTATTTCACCAAAACCGAAGACTAAAAAGTTCGACCGGCTGATGAGCATGCACCCGTATTATCAAAATGGGCGAATGTTCAATGACGATGCCGAGTTCGCCAGCAACGACATG